ACACCAAAATTTTGTGGTCGGTAGTCCCCTACCGCCTACACTTGGGTCATGCCAAAAGTGTCAACGGGTGTGGGTCGAGGGAACAAGGCCGAACCGTTGGAACGGAAACGTGCGAGAGGCGCACGGGTTCGGAATGGTTTGGCAGCTCAACCGATGCCGGAGTCGGCTTTGGCTTTGGTGGATTTGTCGGTGATTCCAGAACCGCCAGCAAGTTTGGGTCAGGTTGGGGTTGCGTATTGGGGGATTTTGTGGACGGCTGGTCGGAGGCATCTGAGCGAGTTGCACGACACTCCGTTGATGTCAAGGTTGTGTTCCAACTTCGACAGGATCGCAGAGTTGGAGAATTGGTTGGGGTCGGATGTCGAGCGTCGTTGGTACACGAGTCCGAATGGTCAGATTGTGACTCATCCTGCGGTGAAGCAGATAGATCAGATGGATGCTCAGAACACGGCTTGGATGTCTTTGATGGGTTTCACTCCTTCGGATCGCGCAAGGTTGGGTCTGGCAGAGATTCGGGTTGCGAATGAGCTTGACCAGTTCAGGAAGCGCAAAGCCAACGTGGTCGACACCGAGGTTGTATCCGAGGTCTGATGGTGGGCTTGTCACCGATTTTGCGAGAACTTTTCTCCATGTGTCGAAGGGTGTTCGTGCGGGTGAGCCATTGGTGCTTACTGGCTGGCAGTCTGATTTATTGGATGATCTTTTTGAGCGTCGTGCTGATGGTCTCCTTCGTTATCGACGTTCACTAGTAGGCCTCAGCAGGAAGAATGGTAAGAGCCTTCTAGGTTCCTTGGTAGCTCTTTATCAACTCATCGAGGGTGAGCCAGGTGCCGAGGTGTATTCGGCAGCAGGTGACCGACAGCAAGCAAGAGTTGTGTTCAATGAGGCGAAGTGGCAGATTGTTCAGTCGCCAGCGTTGTCAGGTGTATGCAAGGTGTACCGAGATGTGATTGAGGTTCCGTCTACCGGTGCGATTTATCGAGTGCTGTCTAGTGATGCGAAACTTCAACAAGGTCTCAACCCGTCGTGCGTGGTGTTTGACGAGTTGCATGTTCAGCGCGATTCGGAGCTGTGGGATGCGTTGACGTTGGGTTCTGGTGCGCGTAAAGACCCGATGATTGTTGCCATCACTACGGCTGGGTTTGACTTGGACACGATTTGTGGACGGTTGTATAACTACGGCAAGCAGGTTATTTCGGGTGAGCGTGATGATGAGCGGTTTGGGTTTTGGTGGTGGGAAGCACCGGAAGGGTGTGCTGTTCATGACCGAGATGCTTGGGCTTTGGCTAACCCAAACTTGGCTGAAGGTTTGCTTGACATGGAAGACATGGAGGTCAGCATGAATCAGACGGCTGAGATTCCGTTTCGCAGATACCGGTTGAACCAATGGGTCAGACAGGAAGACTCACCTTGGCTTCCGGCTGGCGGGTGGGAACAATGTCAATCAGAACTTCAGGTTGATCGTGACTTGCCGATGTTTGTTGGGGTTGACATGGCGTTGAAGCATGACTCGATTGCTGTGGTGTTGTGTCAACCGCAAGGTCATCGTCTGGTGGTTCGTGCGAAGATTTGGATTCCTGATGGGACGATGACTGATATCGCAGCTGTGGAGCATTATCTTCGAGGGTTGCATCGTGAGTTCAATGTGCGTGAGTTTGCTTATGACCCAGCGTTCTTTCAGCGTTCGGCTGAGGCGTTGGCTGATGATGGTTTGCCGATGGTGGAGTTCCCGCAGTCTGCGCAACGTATGGTGCCTGCTATCGGAACGCTGTATGAGTGCATTGTGAATCAGCAGTTAGCTCATGATGGCGATCCGATGTTCACGGATCAGGTGTTGTCTGCTGTGCCACGTCAGACTGATGCTGGACTTCGGTTGTCTAAGGGTAAGTCGCGCAGGAAGATTGACGCTGCGATTGCGTTGTCTATGGCTGTGGATCGTGCGACTCGACGTGAAGAGGTAGCACCTGTGCCTGGGTTCTTTGTAGTCTAGAGACATGCCTATCTTCCTTTTAGAACTTTTGTCCATCGTCCTTATCGCATCTGGACTATTCTTGATAGCAATTCCATTAGGGCTGATTTTTGTCGGCCTGTCAGTTCTATTGTTCACGGCTGCGTATGAGCGTGGTCGGAAAGGTAAGTGATGTTGTCAAGACTGTTGGGTGATGGCAACGAAAGCCGAGCAATATCTACACAGTCTTTGTTCGCATTAGGTGACGGATTTAGTGTCACCACAAATAGCGGAACTGTTATCACGGAAAAAGATTCGCTTAAGATTGAAGCGGTCTATGCGTGTGTGCGCATGATTTCGGATTCAATTTCCACGCTACCTGTTGACACCTTCCTTCGTTTGGATGGGACTCGTATACCGTTCCGTCCTCGTCCACAATGGTTGGACATCCCTGAGTCTGGTGTGACCCGCATCGAGCATTTCCAGCAGGTGTTGGTTTCGTTGATGTTGAACGGTAACTCGTTTACTCGTATCGTGCGCGACGATCAGGGGATTGCTGCGCTAGTTGTGTTGAACCCTCAGAGGGTGGAGTGCAGTCGTGACCGTGTAACTCGTCGTCCGATTTATGTGTTTGAAAGTCGTGACGTCATTTCGGCTGAAGACATGATTCATATCACCGAGCTTCGTTTGCCTGGTGAGATGCGTGGCATTTCACGCATTGACTTCATGAAGGAAAACTTGGGTCTTGCGAAAGCGTTGGAGGAGTTCGCTGCACGGTTCTTCGGTCAAGGCTCATCAGCTTCCGGCATCATCGAGTTCCCTGGCAACCTGACCCGTGAGCAGGCTAAAGATTTGGTATCAGGCTTTGAAGAAGGCCATAAGGGTTTGCGTCGTTCGCATCGTCCAGGTGTGTTGTTCGGTGGGGCTAAGTTCACGAAGACAACCGTTGACAATGATTCCGCACAGTTCCTAGAGTCCCGTCGTTTCGCTGTTGAAGAGATTGCCCGCATCTTCCGTGTGCCTCCGAGCATGCTTGGTGTGACTACGCCTGGTGCGATGTCGTATGCCTCGGTTGAGCAGAACGGCATCCAGTATGTGACCCATACGCTCAGGCCTTACATCGAGAAGATTGAGGAAGGGTATTCCCGTTTGCTTGATGGTCGTGCCTTCATGAAGTTCAATGTGGATGGATTGTTGCGCGGTGACCAAGCGTCACGGTACACATCGTTCTCAACAGGACTCCAGTCAGGCTTCTTGTCAATCAACGACATCCATCGTCTAGAGGACATGCCTCCTGTGGATGGTGGAGATTCGTACCGTGTGCCGTTGGCGAACGTGGACATCAATGCTGCGAACTTGGCTGAACTAGACCGAAAGAGTCTTATTGCGCAGCGTCTAATTCTCGCTGGCTTTAATCCTGCTGATGTTTTGAAGTCGCTCAATCTTCCTGCGATTGCTCACACAGGTCTCCCATCAACTCAGTTACAACCGATTTCTACTGTTGATCCTGAAGACCCACAGTCAGCCTATGAGGTGAAGTCGCAGAACATGGACATCAATCTTCCTCAGACGGTTATGAACTACACGCCTCCAGCGATCAACATTCCTGCGCCGATTATCAATGTTCCTGAGACTGTGGTTCGTGTGAACTTGCCTCAGAACAAACCTACGATTCGCACGGTTGAGCGTGACGCTGATGGTCGCATTCTGAATATCATTGAGAGGATTGAGGACTAATGGCTACTGGTATTTCCGCATATTTGGCGAACGCTTGGTTGGATGCTTTAGGTAATGCAACCTCGTTCTCAGTCACTACCCCGTATGTGAAGTTGCATGTTGGCGACCCTGGTGCGAACGGCACAAGTAATCCTGCGACTGAGACAACTCGTAAGTCTGTGAGTTTCGGTGCTTCATCGGCTGGTGCTTTGGCATCGGATGCTGATGTGGTGTGGACGAACATCGCAGGGTCACAGGATGCAACACACTTCACCGCTTGGGATAACTTGACCACAGGAAACTTCTTGTTCTCTGGAACGATCACCGGCAACGCTTACACAGCTGGTGACACCTACACGATTTCGTCTGGTGGTTTGACTGTTTCATTGACTGTCGCAAGCTAGGTTTCTAGATGACCGTCGCACGGTTCATTCTTGACCAGTCACAGCTTAACGATGCTGACTTCGGTTTAGATGGTTTTAGTCCCGCCTTCAAACTTGACACGTCAACGCTCGACTCGATTGCGAAGTTAGACGGCTTCACCTTCACAACAACTGTCACCGCTTCGGCTCCGCTTGGCGGGTTGACGGCTGGGGCGGTTTCGTTGGTGTCGCATGTGGTTTCGGCTGATGCGGTGTTGGGTGCGGTTGAGGCTTCGGCTTCGGTGTCGGTGTCGAATCTGGTTTCCGCTCAGGCGGTGCTTGGTGGTGTTGTTGCGTCTGCTGATGCAACGGTTTCGCATACGGTTACAGCTGACGCTGCTTTGGGTGCAGGTATTGGTTCGGCAACATCGCAGGTCAGGGTTAGTGCTGTTGCTTCAGCGTCGTTGGGTGGCTTGTCATCGACTGCGGTTGCGAGTGTTGCTGGTTCGGTTACTGCTTCGGCTTTGCTTGGCGGGTTGACTTCTTCGGCGCAGGCAACGGTTGATCCGGCACCAAGTCCTCCACCTCCTCAGTATCCAGGTGGGAATCCTTGGTATCGTCGTCCAAAGGTTGAGCGTGTTGAAGA